ATTCGGGTTAATTTTTCGCATTCTATCAATCGCATCATCCCAATACTTCCCATTTAAATGGAAATGGACAACACTCGCATATTCTCCACCACGATAATTAATGATGCAAATATTTGGATCAGAATAATCATAGCAATCTTTTTCTGCTTTGACTTTCAACCATTGTCTAATTTCATCTTTACGATGGATGATACGATCTTCCGATTGAAAAATCCCGTCAATTTTTGTATTATCCTGAATAGATTCCAAATTTAGATCATCGATTGTCACATTAGAACCATTTGAAAGATACAACCATCTTTCTTTAAAATAATGCTGAATATCATCGGGAAGCGTATCAGGTGGTCCACCTTCCCTACCAGAACCACCCGTAACAGGCAATCCAAAATCTAAATCCATAAAATCCAAACATTTAAATTTATGGGGATTCATAATCCCAAAATCAAATCCCTTATCCTTGGCAACTACCCGTGTTGTCACATAACAAGCAAGTTGATTACCTAGCCCTTGACCGTTGTATATTTCAGTTACTATCATATTTTTCTTTACAATATCTTACTTCATCTCCCAAATTTCCAGAATACCTACTACTGATTTGATTTTCATGACAACGATTAGTAACCAAACAATCTTCAAGTATCGTAGGTAATCCGTATCGTCTTCCCAATCGATAGTAGTATTCCACATCCATGAGCATTGTCAAGTTCTCATCAAACAATTCAATGTTTTCATTTCTAAATGCTAGAACGGATGGGGAACTGATCGTGTTTATACCTTCCAATAAATAATTATTCCAAGACGGAACCATGGGTCTTTCAAATTTTACCCCATCTCTCGTATGATTGCACCCACAAACAGCCCATTTTGTATTTTCATCCTGAAACGTTTCATGTAAAGCTTCTAAACATTTATGCGTGAACATGAAATCATCTTGAAACATGATCTTGATAATTTCTCCATTTGCCATTTTTAAAGCATTGTTGAGATTGGCGACACCGTTGCCGTAATTTTCATCATATTTGACATATCGTATGGTGTAATCATTTTTCCATTCTTCAAAGCAATAATCGGAAATATCAAAATTTTGACTGTGATCGGAAATTACAATTTCCCAATCATGAAATGTTTGGATTTGAATCGAATGAATCAGGTCTTTCAGATATTGAAGACCAAATCCGTGCTGTTCCCAAACGGGAATACATATGGAAAATCTAGGTTTCAAATCTTCCAACTCTTGATATAATTTTCCAATTCTTGTCCCCAAGTATTGCCACAAACAAAATCAGAATGCTTACGATTGTTTTCGTAATATGGATGTTTCTCTCTCACCGTATTCTCATGAGGAAGATGCCATGCAATTGCGTCTTTATTACCAACTCTCAAAATATCCCAACCCGATTTCTGAAATCTAGCTAGAATTTCATCATCTTCATATCCCCATCCCTTGAAATTGGGATTGTATCCGTTACAATCTAAAAATGCTTTCTTACTAAACATTACCATCCCCCCTTTGCTCTGAGGATGTGCAACGAGAAAATTCTCATCCTGATCATAAGGAATAGGTTTCAGTGTTTGAGATTTGTCCAATAGGTCAAGTAGGGCTTGACCTACGGCGAATATTTCAAACATCGGTTGCTTCAAATGTATGAACATTCCGTTGTAAGGATACACAATCCCCGTATTTTCGTCAAACAATTGCTTTGCTTCCAGAATAAATTTCGGATCAACGATCACATCAGTATCTCCCGCAATTAGACACTCCACATCCAGAATTTTGGACATCTCATTGAATGCCTTGGTTCTCCAATAGACATCGTTGTTCTCCATGAATAGACCCTTACAATCGTATTGCTTACAGAGTCTCTTGAAGTCCTTATCCAATTCCTTATCGTCATTTAGAATGGCGATTTGCAGGTTATCGGAATTCTCACGATAAAATTTAACAACCATTTCCAGATTGCGAAAGCGGTCATCCACATCCCTACGGAAGTGAATCATCAAGCCAATATTATTTAAATCTGTTTTCATTATTTAAAATTGTTAATACTCGACCGAACCGATTCCATGATTCTATCACACTCTTTTCGATAAGTACTCCATTTCCAAAATTCCCAAAAATAGGGTTTTTTCATATTCGGAACACAATTCAATTCATAAACACTCTCATTTTTATCTATACTACTTTGAATCATCAAAATGATTTTTTCGGATAATTTTTGATGTGACCAATAATCAACTTTGATTGTTTTAATTTCTTTCACCATAATCAAAATGATCTCACGCTTTTCAAAAATGTCAATACCTCTTGTTCCCTCGTATCTGGAACACCATCACTCCCAAATGGGAATATACCAAATTTTTCCTTGAAATACTCCATGGAACCCCGAATATTATCCTGCCATTTCTGCATGGATTCGGGAGTCTTGATGGACGAATTTTCCTCTGAACACGCTTGTTCTTCAATGTAATCCAAGGAATTGGCTAGATCAGCCCACCACCAGTAAGGAGTGGAATATCCTTTCAAGGCAAGTTCATAGCTATGGGAAACATGATCAAAAGCATTTCGGAATTTCTCGTCAATCAGACCGACATCTTCCAGACACTTGCGGGAATAATAACAGAACGCTCCCACGCAATGCTGATTGAAAGCTAGGGATAAATCCCCATAATCTACCACCAATCGGGGACATGGCTTACCATGGGAGATACCATTCTTATTGGCAGGACCGTGGTAGCCGAACATCAGGTGTTGGATTCCACTCTTCTTGGAAGCGTCAATGTATGCTTGAAAAATGTTTGGGTCTTTGATAAGCATATCGTCTTCAATGAGGAAGATGTGATCACAACCAATGTTCAACAAATGTTTCATTGCCTTATTTTTAGATGCCGCAACTCCCAAATTTGTTTCGTTTGTATGGATATAATAATTATATCCGGGGCATTCAAATGGATCACCATCATTGATGATGATCAACTCCAACCAATTACACCCATCAATACTATCCAACAATTTTTTTAGAAATTGTGGACGATCTTTGGTTATAATACCTAACCCGATTCTTTCCTTCATATTTTAAAATTCTTAATCTGATCCGTCAGATTCTTGTATTGCTTATCCTTATCAATCCAGAGTCCTTGGTCTTTCAGCATTTGTTCCATCGTTTCCAGATTCTTGGGATCGAGAACGCTTTCCCCCGTCTCAACGAGATTACCTTTCTGATCAATGAACTCACCAATCCACGCAATCCTATCATCGAGATTTGACATGTCAACGGGAATGATCGCGGGACAATCCTCCGCAATGAAAAACGGGGTGTTTCCCAAATGATCGGAATATTGTTCATAAAGACCTGCGAAGATGTCATCAATCTCCCGAATGTAATTAAGATTCGTGTCGCGTGTCCCATCATTGACAATCTTGATTGATGGATCATATTTCAACCAGAAGATGATATCTAGATTTTTTAAGGAACGACGAACAATATCAACGGTGAGTCCCAAAACTTCTTCAGAGATTAAGTTATTTTCAGCGGCATGTAGGGAATATGCAAGATTATCTAAGGGGCAGCGATCATATACCACGTATTTTTCATCTTTATTTTCTTCCAATGTAGTAGTCATCCAATCAAGAATCAAAATCTGCGTTTCCGTTGTGGTCTTTGAAGAATGTTCAAGATTATTCTCCGTTAGAATGTCACGATATGTTTTCGCAGTTGTCTTATACATTGGCCACTTTTTCAAAAAAGCTTTCACTAATGTTGATTTTCCGGTATTCGATGTCCCCACAATGGCTGCTCTCATAATAATATTAACTTAACAGATAATTATAGGATTGCAAGCTACTTTGTTCAAATCTTGATAGAATAGTAATTAACTCGTTTTTTGAAAAATTTTGAACTTTTATACTAAATACTTATATGACCAAATCAATACTAAACGAAATAACAAGAATATCGAACAACTCAAAATATGTCAAATGGTATGTTACCATAATAAATAAATCTTTATCAACTCAATATTCCGATGATGTCTATTGTGAAAAACATCACATCATACCAAAATCGTTTAAACGATTTGTCGATCCTGAAATTCTATCTTGTGATGATAACGTAGTCATTTTACCCGGAAGAGATCATTTTATAGCACATCTTTTGCTGACGAAAATGTTTAATTGTAAAATTAAGAACCAAAAAATGAATTTTGCCTTCTTCCAAATGAGATTAAAAAATAAACACCAAGAACAACGATATGTTAATTCTAGATTTTATGAATCTCTTAAAAAAGCAAAACCTAAATATAAAAAATTATACATGAGTGAAAATGTTATATATGTTAATATATTAGACCCCAACCATTATGATGAAATGATTTTACAAGGATGGACACCTATCATGCCAGAAGAGTATAAAAAAGGTAGAGTTGGTAATATGATTGGTAGAAAACATAGTGAAGAAACCAAGAAAAAAATGAGAATATCAAATAAATTGGTCGATAGATCATTTATGAGAGGTAAAAAACATTCAAAAGAAACAATTGAAAAACAAAAAGAAACTAGGCGTATCCGAAAATTAGAAAATCCACACATCTACGATGCGGGTATTAAAAGAACTAAAGAAAAAAGAAAACAAAAATTCGCATCCGGTGAATTATCGGTGAAGGGTGATAAAAATCCAAGATATGGTATCAAACTTTCTGATGCGTGGAAGGCGAGACAGAGTGAAGTAATGGAACGAAATGCTAACAATGGAATGACACATTTAGAGTTATGTGAACAAATAATTATACCAGCTTTAAAAGAAAAACCTTTAAATATTAAAGAAATACAACAATTAGCCAATTGTAACTGGCGACCACATTATATTAGAAGTATAGTGGAGCAAATTGATCCTAATTTTGATCTGAGTAGGATTAAAAAAATGACATATAAAAAGAAAGAAAGTGATAATAAAAAACACGCTGAAAGATTACAACGAATGAACAACAATGGAAGAACTTTTGAAGAAATCTTCAACGAATCTTTAGCACCAAATATAACAGAACATTCAAATGTTTATCAAATTATGAAAGATTTAAATGTTTTAATGAAGACTCTCAGATTGATAATTGAAAGACATCATCCTGAAGGATTGGATTTTTGGAATAGGCTGATAACATATTCTGTTAAAAATTTTAAGAAATTGTCTTAAATTTCTTGACGATGAATTTGAGAATTTTTGACCTTACGATATCATCTTCCGTAAATTCAAATGTCCTGATACCATTATCAATGGATTCTTGATCGTTGAAGGCATTATAAACAGCCTGAAAACCACTCCTCTGGATATCTGGTTGCATGTGATCTCCAGCTAAGACCATAATGCTATTCTCCCCCAGCCTACTAGCAACCGTAAGAATTTCCTTGGTTTCCATTTGCTGCGTTTCATCAACTAAAACAAACATATTATCCCATGTGTGTCCTCTAGCGTGGTTTACTGGCATAGTTTCGATGATACCAGCTTTTTGAATTTTAGGTAAATCCTTATCTTCTACCAGCTTATTTATCAACTCAAAAGCTACAGCATTAAATGGTAATGTCTTGTCTGCTTCTGACCCCGGAAGATATCCCATGGATTTGGAAGCACTTTCAACCATGGCTCTCACATAAAGAAGCTTTTCAAATCTTTGTTCTTTAATCAACGTCAATCCACAATAAATAGATGTCCAAGATTTTCCAGTTCCGGCTGGGCCTTGAATTATAACAACCTTAGTATTTGGATCGTTTATAATTGAAACCAACTCTTTTTGTTTGTCGGTTAATTTGAAAGCTCTGTTTTTAAATTTGAAGTCAATCTTATTGTAGCTATTGGCGATAGCACTTTCAACATCTACTAAATTGACTTCCCGGCGTTTTCCTTTCGGAGCATTTTTAATTGCCATGTTGATATTACTTAGTCAAAATCTGAGTAATATCTATGTGTGATCACCGTCTAACCAACGGATAAATATTATATTCTTTATCCCACATGAAACAATCCAATTTCCTCTTTGGTTTGGATATTAGCTTATATTTGATAATGCTTACAACATCATCAATGGAAATCTTTTCCCCTTTCTTCTTACGCTTTAACATGAAGAATTTAAGAACCTTTTCATTCAGAGATTTCTCATATTCCCTCACGACTTGCTGTTCCACTTGTTTATATTTCTCTTGGATATTTGTTACTTCTTCAGATGGGACTCCTCGTCCACTTGACATATCCCATACAGCGTTTAAGTAATGTGTTGCCAGATGTCTAGCAATTTTAGTGGCTTCTTCTTTTTGTTCCTCAGTCATAGGACTAGGAAATGTCGCTTCATATACGTTTTTCATAATTTTTATCCTTCCAGTAAGCCCCCTTTGGGAGCAGTCTTAATATCAGCCGAATACCTCACAGCACCGCCCGTAGCTTGTCCATGAAATTCATTTAGAAGTTCGTCCATGTTGATGCTCTTGGCACCAAATACATGTTGCTCATAGATGTTTCCAATCTCCGCATTGATTCGGTCATGCCCCCAAGCATCCAAAATTGCCCCAGCAGAACCTCCGTATTTTTCTTTAAAAAACCCGCTCATATTATTATTTATTAAATTCTATTATATTTATTATTCACCACCACTTAAAATCCATTGTTCTTCCCCATTATACTTTACTAAATTTTCAATGATATTCTTACATTCATCACTATATCCAACTTCAATATCATAGATTTTAGCATCCAAATCCATGAGGCAAACAAAGGGAGAATGGGTTGCCACGATGATTTGGTATTCCTTGGACATCCTTTTCAGAAGAGCAAAGAGTTCCATCTGCTTGGGTAGGGATAATGCTCGCTCTGGCTCATCCAGAAGCAATGTCACCCTGCCCGTGCGCGGTAGGGAACGGATGTAATCGACCTCTCCAACTTGTGCGGGATGGGAAGAAACATACTTGGTGAGATCAGGAGGACTCTTGAGCATGTTGAATAGTTTGTTGAGCTTTTTCAAACGATATTGACCCGATGATGGTTTCTCAACCATTGCATCCATGTGTTCCGCTTCCGTGGTCATACCATCTTCTGATGAAATATCCTTGTGAGTGAACCATCCCCATTGGTCAATCTTTACATCCCCTTCATTATAGAAGGTTGGTGTTCCATCCCAACCCACAATACAGTCGGATTGACCGGGGGAATAGGCGCGATACACGTAAGGGAAATGACTTCTCTGCTGCGCTCCCAGAGCAAGTTCCGAAGAAATCCTAGACCATCCCGCATATCCATTGGGGATGCCACAATATGCCTTGAGCATTTTTAGAACACTGGTCTTGCCGCAGCCATTTGGACCATTCAAAATAGTTAGCCCTTCCGAAAATTGGAATTCAATTCCCTTGTGGAT